TATTGACATCCTGCTCACTCAGGACTATATCCTTAGACCCTGAAGTGGTCGTAATAGGAAGTAACGAAATAGAAATACATGCACCCATAAAGGAATAATATATTATGAAATATCGTGAAGATGAGATACTACTCTCAATCGTAAAATACATAGAAGACACTTACAATCAACATTACTCAACCACCGAAGATGGCTTTCAAGTATTAGACATCTTTAGGAATATGAACATAGACAAAGATTTCTGCCAAGCAAACGCCATCAAGTATTTAATGAGATACGGCAAGAAACAAGGAAAGAATCAACAAGACCTTATCAAAGCAATTCATTACATAGTCCTACTCATATCATCAGAAGATAAGGACAAACCGAACATCAACAGAGGCACACTCTAAACCCCCTAACATAGGAAACGCCGATTTTTATGGAGATAACCCAGTGAAAAAGACTAAAGCAAACAAACAGAAAAAAACTTATATACATGTCAATCAACATGTCATTCGAAGTAATCTCAAAAACAATGCAACTGAGCCGTGTATCACAGTAAAGAGTGGTAAGACCAATACGTATTGCCATGAAGTAATCATAAAGGGAACATCTACAGTAAGACAGAGTGCCACCGATAAACCTATACTATCATGTGGAGCTCGTGTCGTGATGGAAACCTATGCAGAAGTAGAGTGTATTAACTATGACACAATGAACGAAAAGAAGAAGAAAGTGAAGTATGAAACAGGTATGATATCAGGTGCTGGTATTGAACATATTAACCCAGATAAGAGTGAAATAGATTTTTCTTAAATAAAAAGGTACAGACCAAAATCAGTGAGTTTCCGACACTCACAACCCTTGATAACACTCAATACTTCATCCACATCCCCCCACAAAATACCACATTACCTCACAGGGAATAAAGCTTTAAAAGAATATACTCTTGGGGGATATAAGTTTTCCATGTATCGCCAGAAATTCTGAGCCATCTCTGAGAAAAAAACCCCAGTGGAGAACCTTGACATAGAGTCCTGCAGAATCACGCAGGAGAACGCAAAAGACCCCAGACCAACACGATTGGCATGCCATACTACCACCCAGACCCCTTCTGAGCTCACTGTAGAAAGCCATGCGAGCAGGTAAACAGCAGGTAAATGAAGTTATTTCGAATATATTGAAATAAAAGCTTGCCATTGGAAGGTTTCTGTGAGATACTAAAGGTCGGCTCAGGGGCTTTTGTTCAATATTTGTACGATTGTCCTCTGATGACCCCCCTTATACCACACTTTGAGGGAAAAGGCAAGCGATTTAATTGCTTTTATTTCCATTTACCTGTTGACAAACGCTGGTATAGTGTGGTATAATAGGTTATAGAATGAGAAAAGAGAGAGAAGATATGATATTATTTAAAGTTTTTGGTTCACTGTTTATGATTGCTTTGTCAATAAAGCTTCTAGGTGAGAAATATTGTAGACCCGCTTATGCGACATCTACTGCGAGGAGAAAATAATATGCCTAACATCAATAACAATTACGAGATTACAGGTAGGTACGGCCCAACATTCACTATAGGACATACTCAGTATGTTGCTGATGTGAGTCTAGACCAGTATGCTGAGATGACCATTCACAACATACAGACCCAGAGTGGGCCGGGCAATCCTTTAACAGATTTTGATTATGAGAATAGTCCAGTGAGAGATATGGTAGTAGACAGGTGTAGAGCTTCTACTCTAGAGATAGAGAAAGAGAGTTACGACAACTACTACTTTGGAGATAGGAGTTATGGATAAACATACATTAAACTTAGACAGTGTCTTGCAAGATTATATCGTGAGTCACACTAGTATGGCCGCATTAGCAGTAGGATTACCTATGCATATGTTGGAGTACATGAAAAAGAATTACAGAGGTCACTTCATATACAGACCCAGAGGTGGTACGTATAGAAGGACTAGACACAACTGCACCATGAGAGATGCAACCAGTTTCTCGGTGTATGCAAGATGAAGTACTAAATAGACCAATCTCTCTGAGAGGCGTTCAAGGTGAACCACCTATTCGTACGCCTCGTTCTAGAGAAAGCACCCCCCCCTTTTACTGGGCATATGGGAGCTAATCTATAAATGTAATAAGTATCAAGAGAGCTATACTAGAGGGATTACAAAGACCCACCCCCCTTATCTCTAAGAAAGTGATATACACAATTAACCAAAAAAATTTGAGGAAAAAATATATGAACATTGAAGATTTAGAAGATACTATGTACCAACTCGTAGACAAGGCTGAGATGGATTTAAGAAATGTGATAGAGCAGTTTAATGAGGCAGCACGAAATGGTAAGGTGAAAGACATTGATGATGAGGATGTAGCATACTATGAATTGTCTTATGAAGACTTAGGTTATGCCATTGATTCATTAAAGAATGGTTTAGATAATATACTGGAGAAATAACAAGAGAGAGAATTATGATAAGAAGAAAACAAGTCAGTAAAGAGATAGTCATAGATTTAACAGGGCCTGATGGTAATGCATTTTATCTATTGGCACAAGTGAGAAGTCTTGGTAAACAGATATCCTTATCTGAGAAAGAGATGAATAAGATTGAACTAGAGATGAAGTCCAGTGACTATGAACACTTAGTCAAAACCTTTGACCATCACTTTGGGCAATGGGTGGTACTAGAAAGATGATATACATTTTTGCATTACTAGCTTTGACCCTAATGGCAATGACCTTTCCGTTTCTATTGAAATTGGTATGGTATGGTTTGTTACTTTATCTATTGGCATTCTCTGTGATAGTCATAACTTTATTATCATGAGAGGACACTTGACAATGCTTGAAGTGTGTGTTATAATGGGTATAATAATTTACATAATGAGTGAGGTGGTAGTATGGATAACAGCAACAGTATCAGTAACATAGAACAATTGATTGATGAGATGAAAACGGAAACACTGAATGTGGCAGGAGATGAGTTTGGTTTGTTTGATTACAACAATCTCGATAAAGAAACTCGTGAACAAAAGTGGATGATACTTTCTTACATCATTGATATGGGTAAGATACTGCCAGAAGATGTGGGTATTATGTTTGAGAGGAATCCTTTCTTCTACGATTGGTATAAGAGAACTGTTATTTCAGAAGAACCTGTGGGTGAAACATACCACTAAAAATCGGCGTCTTATAAGTAGAGAGAATTATCGGAGAGAACTATGAAATATTTATTGATGGGGATGGTTGGACTTTGGTCGTACTACGTATTAGGGCCAAGTTTATCGTATGGGATGATGATGGCGATTAAACTATTTACGATATACTGTTTTTATGTATACGTAATGAACTACTTTTGTGGTAGGAACGAATCATGAATGAAAAAGAAATAGTGATAGAAAACTTATTTGAGAAATTAGCGGATATGATATTAACAATACTTCATAATGAAATATTGAGGGATATCATAGATAAAGTATAGGAGTGATAATTATGGTAAATGCAATACTATTGATAACAGTAATAGTCTTTTGGCTCGGAGCAATTTATTTGTATTTTCTTTTTGATAGATTACTAGATGATGTAAGAACTATCAACGAAGATGTACAAGAGTTGAAAGCATTATGCAAACTGAAGTTGGAACAACCCAATCAGGGAAGTCCAGTAGAAGTACCAGATGATGAATTTTTAGGAATCTAATATGTCGTTAAAAGACTTGAGTAACAACCTTCAGACTGAGGGTGAGTTTCACACATTCACAAAACAAGAAAGAGTGATACGTAGACCTCTAGGTATTTCTGTATCCAAACGATTAGAGTTGCACACACTCATCAGTAAACACAAACACGAGGAAGCTCGTAAGACTAATGTTAAGGCATGGATGACCAATTGGTATTTGCACAAAGACAATCCTTTGGTCAATGATATATGTTTAAAGGCAATTGATATTGTTAAGAGTGTTACCATGCAAGACCAGAAAGGAAAATTCGAAAAGTTTTTTACATTCGATTGTTGGGGTGCGATATACGAAGAACACCAATACACTAAACCCCATACACATGGGCCTGCTTTATGGTCATGGGTATATTATGTACAAGTGCCTAAGAATTCGCCACCCTTATATTTCCCACAGGCAAAACTAAATGTCTTTCCAAAGTCGGATGAGTTAGTTATGTTTCCTGGCCAAGTTATACACGAAGTACCAAAGGCATCAGAGATGGATGCCGAACGAGTAGTACTTGCTGGAAATATTTATCTAGATTATCGTAACAGTTAGTATAAATACTAATGCATCAAGCATGCTTAACAAGCTTATCTAATATATTATATGGAGAGATTGTTATGTCGTATTACCTTTTAGCAAAAATAATGTCAACACACCCAAACAGAAAAATCAATGGTCAATACAGAAGACTATACTATCGTGGACATATGCCTCACAAAGTTTAAAGTTACTGTATAAATACTTTCATGAATGAAAATTATTTTATGGGCCTTGATGGCTTCGTATGGTTTACTGGTGTTGTAGAAAATCGTAATGACCCTGCCAAACTTGGTAGAGTACAAGTCCGTTGTCTAGGTTTCCACACAGAAGATTTAAATGATATTCCTACGGAAGATTTGCCGTGGGCTCATGTCATGATGCCTGTTACTGACCCATCTATGCAAGGACTCGGAAACTCACCTAGTTTTTTAACTGAAGGAAGTTGGGTAATAGGATTCTTTAGAGATGCAGTAGAGAAACAACAACCAGTTATTATGGGTTCGTTGCCTGGCGTTCCACAATCGGAAGCAGATATCACAAAAGGTTTTAATGACCCTGGCGGTGATTATCCATCCGAAGAAATTATGCATTCAGGACATGGTTTAAATGAATCAGATGTATCAAGACTTGCAAGAGGTGTAGATGCAGAAACTCATAAGTCAGTTATCAATCGTAGAGATACTCTATGGAAAGGAATACCTACTGCGACCAAACCAAATGTATCAACAGTATCAACCACAAGTAAAACAGAAACTGCTGGAAGTTTTGATGAGCCTACACCAAGAGGATATAAGGCGGGCAACCCTGATTTAGTTTTTGGTGGAAAACAAATTGGTAACCCAACAGGAATCTATCCTTTCAATCATGTACACGAATCTGAATCTGGACACATCAAAGAAGTAGATGATACACCAGATGGTGAAAGATTATACACACAACATGCCGCTGGAACTTACGAAGAAATAGTTGCCGATGGCACAAAGACAGTTAAGGTTGTCGGTGATAACTATGAACTGATTGCCGGCAAATCTAATATCTATGTGAGAGGAGATATTAATTTAACTTGTAGTGGAACTAAGAGAGAAAAAATTGATGGAGATTATATATTAGAAGTCGGTGGTGACTTCACAAGAAAGATACACAAGTCAGAACAAGTTAAGATTGGTGCTGGAGAATCTGGTGGAAACTTAGAGGAAGAAATAATTGGTAATCATGGATTCAATATTTCTAATTCAGTATCTGGTTCAATAGGTTCTACAGAATCAGGAACAGCAAAAGATTGCGATATCACAATTGGTGGAAAAGAAACTAGAACGATTGGTGGTACTTATGATATAACCACAGCTGATAGTTATACTCTAACATCATCAAAAGATATAGGTTTGATATCATTCAATAACATAACTGCATTTAGTGTTGCTAGTACTTCTATATCTGCTGGAACAACCATGACTGTTAAGGCAGCAACAACTTTAGATATTAAATCTGAAGCTGTCGGAACATTATTATTTACAGGTGACGGAAGTACAGTTACTGCAAACAATGGTGGTGGTACAGCAATCGAACTTACAGCTCATAAGCATACTGACACAGCAGGTCTGGCAGCAGGAATTACAACTGCACCAGTAGAATAGGAGAAATAATATGGCAGATTTTACAAGAGCAGATATTGAAGGAGCAAATGAGTTATTAAATAAAACTCTTACGGATGCTCTTGCATTAAAAGATTCACTTCTAGCTCAACATGGTGGAGATGCCACAGCTATTTTAAATGCAGTAAAAGATAAAGTTTCAGATTTAAAATCATCATTATCAAGCATGATACCTGAGTTACCTACTATTCCAAATGCAAATATGCAATCTGAATTTGCAACATTAGTTAATCTAGATTTAACAACACCTGCTGGGTTAGAACAATATAAATCACAGGTTTTAGGAATCACTAATAAATTTGGTACAGCAATGGCAGACAAAGGATTGGATATTGGTTCTCTTGCTACACAAATACAATCAGGTATAGGAGATGTTGGTGACCTACTTCCAAATCTACAAATACCAGATGGGTTAAGTATTCCTATTGAGTTACCTTCAAATATAAAGATACCATCTGTAGAAGCTATAAAAGAAAAAATAACTGTAACCCCTACACTTCAATTAGTAACTAAAGAAATAGAAGTGGTTACAGATGAAGTATCTGGAATGACAAAGGTTACAACAACTTCTACAGAATCTACATCAACAACAACCACACCTAAAACTGTTACTAGTACATCAACTAAAAAATTAATAAAGGTAAGTGAAACTGGTGGGGAAACTACAATTAATTACAGCAGAAATGCAGATGGGTCATTGTATGATGCTGATGCTGCAAATGAAAGATATTTTCAATCACAACTTGCATTAAGAACTCGTGTCAGAGGTTATTATGTTGTTAATAATAGAAAAACATTTCTTCAAAGGTACACAAATGAAAAGATTGATAGACTTTACAGTCTAGTAAATGGTCAAGACACAGACCAAGTAGACAAAGGTACGGGCAAGTTGATAAAAAAATTCTTAAGCCCCGCCTCAACTAGAAGATACTTTTCAAGTTATACATATGATGATGGTGGTAGGACAGATGAAAGTTTCTTAGAAGCTAGAAATATGGGTGATTGGGAATGGAAAGAAGATGATGGTTCAGTTATTTGGTATGATAGAAGATTTAAGAAACACAGATTAACTTAATATGATAGGACAAACTCTTATAAATAATAGTTAAATAACAAGAGATTATATATGTCTGCCTACAAAGATGCCCAAGCACAGAATGATATTAGTAGGAATGCTACACAATATTCTGATTTAGACTTATTCTTTGGTAAGAAACCAGTAGGTTCTGATATCAGTAAAGTAACTGATATACAAGCAGTTAAAAGGTCTTTAAGAAATCTTGTTAATCTGAATACATTTGAGAAACCATTCCATCCAGAAATAGCTGGTGGGATTCGTGAAATGTTATTTGAACCCATGACACCAATAACTGCTGTAGTTTTAACTAGAAAGGTAGAAGATGTTATTAACAACTTTGAACCAAGAGTAAGATTAGTATCAGTTAGAGCACTACCAGATATGGACAGAAACATTTATAATGTATCAATAGAATTTTATGTAGTTAACGCACCCACAGAATTGGTAGACTTATCAGTTATATTAGAGAGATTACGATAATGGCAGTAAATGATAAAAGATTAAGAGTAACTGAATTAGACTTTGATAACATCAAACAAAATTTAAAAACTTTTTTAAAAGCACAAAACGAATTTAAAGATTATGACTTTGAAGGTTCTGGTATGAGTATTCTACTAGACACTCTTGCATACAATACTCACTATCTAGGATTCAATGCTAACATGTTAGCAAACGAAATGTTCTTAGACAGTGCATCACTTCGTTCAAGTGTAGTATCTCA